GATGGCTGTTTATGGTGCTGTTAAATATCTCGGCAAGCCGGCGAACCGTGATGATGCTACCGAAATCCCGATCAAGCGCAAGTCAGGCTCGAAGCGTAGGCATTGATTGTATATTGCCTGCAAGCCGGCCGTATGATATTCTTATAAAAAATCAATGGGGGCTCTATGGGTAAAATCGTATCAACACTTTTGGGCGGCGGCAGCACTCCGAAAGTTTCTCAACAACCAGTCGCAGATACAAAAGAAGAGAAGCGCTCGGCAAGTAATACGCGCTCCGCATTGTATGCAACAGAAGGCGGCGCTTCAGGCGCAACGCTAGACCCTGCTCAAGTTAAGAAGCGTGATACGTTGCTAGGTAATTAGCAATGGACGACTTTCAAAATATTTACAAATGCTATACCGATTGCAAGTCAACGGCAGCAACATATAAGCCGCTTTGGGACGATATCTCGAAGTTCGTGGGTATTCAGGTTCGACCGGATTATATCTGGAATAACAACCAAGTTAAAAGCCAGCAGCTTGACGAATACGTTGACGACCCTACGGCCTCAATTTCAGTAAACCAATTCGGCGATTATCTTACCGGCATTATGTGGGCAACAGGTGATAAGGTTGTTGATATCGTTCCTTCCCGTTATGTTCTTGAGCTCGTTGACGAAGAGGTTGTTAAGCCATATTACAACTTCGCAACAGATCAGCTTCTTTATCACATGAACCATGTTGACGCGGGATATTCAACCGCGCTCAGATCTTACGCTTACGATCAAGCTGCATTCGGTACTTCAGGCATAGGCCTATTCGAGAATAAAGACTTCAGGAACGGCATTGCCGATAACGCGCTGATAACGAGAACCTTCGGGATTGATAACTCAGTTTGTGACGAAGGAAAAAGCGGCGTAATCGAGATCATATTCGCGCCTTATCATTGGAAGGTTAACCGTATCGTCGGCGAGTTCTGCACGGAAGACGGCCAAATTTCTGACAAGCTTGTTGCAAAATTACCAAAGCCGATCAGGGACGCTTACAATAAAGGCAACTATAACGACGAATTTACTATTATTTTCGGCGTATTCCCTCGCAAAGATTATAGCCCTAAACTTAAAGGCAAGCGCGGCACTCGATATCGCGGCGTTTGGTTTATGGAAACGAACACTTCCAAAGATAACGCGATCTTCTTTGAAGAGGATTTCGAAGAACGTCCGATATCAATAGCCCGAATGATTAAGATCAGAGGCGATATTTACGGCCGCTCAAGCGGAACAATGCTTATATCGACGATCAGATCAGTTAACTTCATGATAAGCGAAACGATCGAGATCATTGAGAAAATGGGCAATCCGGCTCTTGGTATTTGGAATAACGCGATCTTCGGCGATAGCGTTCTTGATAGCAGTCCTGACGGCCTGACGGTATTCAATCAAGCGCTTGCCGGCGGCGCAGATAAGCCAACATTCCCGCTATATGACGTTGGCGACCCTTCCGGAATTATCAAGTTCCTTGTTCCGTATCTGAACGAGAAGATCGTAACCGCATTCAAGATCGACGCGCTGCTTGACTTCTCGAGCGCTAAACAAATGACAGCAACAGAAAGCCTTCAGCGTTATGCAATACGCGGCAAGTCACTATCCGGAATGTTGCTTCAGCAAAAGAACGAACGCTTAACTCCTGACGTTCGCCGCGCAATATCAATTCTTCGAAACGTTGGTGAGCTTGGCGCTGACCCGCGTACTCAAGAAGCGTTGGTTAAGAAGCTCAAAGCTAATAAGCGCGATAATCGCATTATTCCGCAAGAAGTTGTTCAGGTAATGGAAAGCGGCCGGCCGTGGTATGAACTTCGCTGGAATAACGAACTTGAGAAGCTTACAAGAACTGAAACCGTGCAGGCGCTTGTTCAGGTTATCCAATCAATCACGGCTATTGCAGCGCTATTCCCGAACATCATTGAAGCGGTTGACTGGTATAAGTTACTTCAGGATATCAACAATAACCTCGACGCAAATAATCAAATTCTTTATTCAGCTAAAGAGTTCAAGGCCAAAGTTGAAGAGATCGCAAAACAAAGAGCAGCGGCAATGGCAATGCAAGTAGGTCAAGCCGGCTCTGAAATACAGAAGAACTCAGCGCAGGCGAATAAAAACAATCAGGAAGCAAAAGCGGTTCAAAATGCCTAGAAAAAGAACAAACACAAATAAGCCGCAATCAACGGAACAATTCGCGCAAAGCACGGTTACAAGGCTATTAAACGAAGCCGCTGATCGCAAACGTCAAGAAGAGATCACCAAAGAAGAGCTCGAAGAACTGAAGAAATGCGTTAACCGAATATTCGCTTCACGCGACGGTCAGTTTTTTGGTAAGTGTTTAGTTCGCTTTTGTGGTGTCTTCAAAGTTGACACCGAAACAAACTCAGTTAAGTTAGTGGAAGACAACGGCAAAAAGAAGGTTTACCTTCAATTCATCAGGCCGTTGCTCGATAAAACCCTAAGAATGGAGATTGAATGAGCGAACAAAATAATGAGGGGGATAACGGCGGCGGCGCTTCAGGCGGCAGTCAATCCCAAAGCCAGCAGGCCGATAACGGTCAATCTGGTAATAACAATCAGCAACAGAGCCAGCAGCAACAGCAGCAAGATAACGGCTCTAATCAACAGCAGCAACAAAGCCAGCAACAGCAACAAAGCGATTTCAAAGTTCCTGACGCTTACAAAGATAAAAGCTGGATATCCAAAATCAAAAGCGAAGACGATCTTTACAAGCAGATCGATAACCTTGAGGGCTTAGTCGGCAAGAAGAACGTTGCGCCTGATTTCTCAAAGGCTACGCCGCAAGAGATCGAGAGTTACTTTGCTACAATGCGCCCGAAAGATCTTGCCGAATACAAGTTCGCTGAAGGAACAACAGACACCGCAAAAGCGGCTTATGCTGATCTTCTTTCAAAGAATGGGATATCGGCTTATCAAGCCAACAAAATGATTGAAGGCATTCAGCAAGTAGCTGTTCAAGAAATGGGAGCAACCTTCAAAGACGGCAATATCAGCGATTTCCTAACCGAAGAAAACAGCGCTCCTATATTCGCGCCGCTATTCGATCAAGGCGCTATGGATAAGCTTCTTGAGAAATCCTTCGGCTCTGAATGGAAAACGACGGCCGGCAATGCTTCCCGCATGATATCGTCAAACCTGAACCAAGAAGATAAAGCGCTTCTTGAGAAAGTTCCGAACGAATATCTCGGCCTCATGTATCGTATGGCGAACAACATTCATAAGGCTTACGGCGTAAAAGAAGGCGGGGCTCAAGGCGGCCATGATGCCAACAATAACGCGCCGGTCGATATGGAAAAGAAACGCGCAGATCTTCGCAAAGAAATTGAAGATATCGATAAGCGCCCTCATACATACGAGGAAAAGAAGAAAAAGATCGACGAGCTCGACGCAACATATCAAACAAACAAAAGGTAATTTATGACTCAAACAGAACAGAAAAAAGCTAAAGTTAAGGCATGGAAAGTTAAGATCTCAGGTTCTTATCGCAAAGCCGGCCGCGAAATAATCGACTTCCAAGACGTTGAAGGTTATCTGCCGGCGATTGACGAAGATCGCGCAGTTCAGCTAACGCGTAAGCGCTATGCTCAAATGTGGATACAGAAGAACCCGAAATTCACAGAGCGCCTTGAAACTATCCGCGAAGTGCATATCGACGACATGGAAATTGTTACGATCGAAGCGTTCTCTTATATCGGTAAAGATATCGCTAAAATGACAATGGAAGAGCTTCAAGACTTTGCGGCCGCAAATGATCTGCGCTCAGTTCCGCTTTACAAGAAGACCTCACTTCGTCAAATGCAGAACGTGGCCTATGCTTCTTACGCTCGCGACGTAAAGCGCGTTCAGCAAAAAAGCAAGAAGCCCGAGCATGAAAGGGAGTATAAGTTGCTTACAGATCACAGGACGGAAGGTTTTAACGTTACCAAGAACCCGCCGATCATTGCTGACAGCAAGCTTCATTTTAACGATAAAGCGAAAGTTACAAACGAAGAAATGATCGAGGCCGAACAAGAGAGCACCGGCCACCCTAAAGAAACCATGACACTCGAGCAATTGAAGGAATTGGCTGACATTAAAGGCATTCCTTACAGCTACAATATAAGCCGCGAGAAGCTTTACGATCGCCTATATGGTTCAGGCGAGAGCGAATAATTTGAGTTAGCTGCCAGACTACAAAAAGGCCGTTCTTGATTGAGCGGCCTTTTTTTGTCAGTTGAGATTTATGGAAAATTTATATATACTGAAATTCAACAGACACCTTCTTTATTGAAGCCTGTTTCGGTGAAGCTGCCAAATGAAGCTAGAGAACCCCTGTTAATGGGATACTTTTCGAAACCACAAGCATATAAAAAAACAAACCATTAACAAACATAGGGGCAATTATGTCATCTAACACAATCAATCCAAGCATCGATCAAGGCGCTTTGCAGAACTTTCAAGACTCGTTCTTCAGCCTTGCTCAGCAAGACAAGTCGAAGCTTGTTGCTTCGAAAGCGATTATTTACCTTCCTTCAAAGGGCAAGACGAATAACTTCGCACGTATCGGCCGTATCGAACTAACTCAAGTTGATACTCGCAATCCTGATAAACAGTATGGCGATTACTCACTTGATAACCGTCAATTCTCGAAGCTTCGCTTCACAAAAACGGTTACTGTTGACGCGAAATACGATATCAACGAACTAATCAAAGACCCGACAAGCGATATCCTAAAGCAGCTTAAGAATGCGAAGGAACGCGTAACCGATCGTATCGGTATCGCGGCGGCTGTTGGTAACGTTCTAGTTGGCGCTCCTGATACTGCGCCTTCTTCGATATCGGCTGCAACTGACGGCGTAATCACCGTTGACGCAACTGCCGGCCTTACTTACGACAAAGTGACCGAGATTACTGAGAACTTCATAAACAACGATCTTGATTATGATATCTTTCAGGGCTCGACGATCTGCGTTACCGGCGCTGAAAATACCGATCTTATGGGTGAAGACGAGTTTATCAACTCGCTTTACATCACAGGCAAACCGGTATCTGACGGCGTTATGCAGCAAGTTGG